ATAATACTAGATAAGGATGGTATCTGACTCATCTTAGCTAAAGCCTCACTGGTTATAGTCAAGGGGCCACTTAGTAGACCATTCTTTTGCTCTTTGTCTGAAGTGTTCATTTGGGCTGTGTACGATGGTGTTATCAATTCCACATCTTCGAAACTCAAGAATATGGAGACATTGAGAGTTGTAGCGCCAACAAGGGGACTGTACACGGTTGTATATAGGTTTCCCATCTTACCAATCCTTGTGTTGACCACAGCACCTGATAAGTCATATGCCACATTGGCACTAACATAAGGCACTCTGAAAATGCAAGAAGTATCACGATTTAGGTTTAATTCTGTCCTGGGATTCTGGCTTTTAGTCGTGAGGTTAAATCTGTGCGCAATTGCGTCTTGAGGGTTGTCAATTTGCCCCGGAATATAATGAATCAAGAGTCTTCCTTGTGCGAATCTGTTACAATTGACTTGGAATCTGAGAACCGCTGTAGCTCTAAAGCCAAGGTAGGCGTTTAATCTCTTGAGAAACATGCCGACCCCAAGGTCAGTTCCGAATCCAATCATGGAACTGTCAAAAGGTAGAATTGTTGTGTCCAGGGTTGTATTAGCCACTGCTGAAGAGGTTATGTTGAAATTTTTGATCATCACAGGTGTCTTTAGAAAGTCAATAACTGAATCTTTACTATAAGAATCGCCCACGTGTAAATGTTTTCCTATTTTAAGATCGCTTATTGGAAAAGGCTGCATTATTCTAGTTTCGGCATCATCAGAAAAAGTTGTGTTTATCTTATGATCCTGTTATCCAGTTTGTGTTGTTCCCGTTATTTGTTCTCCGTTTCCGAATTGCCCCTCGGATTGGGGATAGTAGACATCATTGTCACTATGAGTTATTTCGATAGCAGGTGTTTTTGTTGGATCGTGGTTTTCACCCATTTCCACGACGTTGGAAAGTCCCTGGGGTTTATCCTCTCCCTGGCAGTAAGGCTCAATAGCCAAGAGGTCTAATGGGGTGGATTCGGTCTCCGAACTTACTGACTCTCCACTTTCATCTTCGGAGCTATTCCATCCCCACGTGTTTCCTATGACATCCTCAAAGAGGACCTCAAAAGGTGGTACTATTATGTCTATATCTGTGTATTTTTCTGAAAATTCCCAAAGTTCTTGAGTCAGATCTTTGTATACATATCGGTCATGTAACGTCAGTTCACGGAAAAAACAAGTTATGTTTTGCCATGTTCTGTACCGTTCGTCGAATCCATCTCTGTAGTAGTAAGGCAGTTGCAAAACTGTCTGAAAATCTAGAGGTGCTATCCAGCGACCATGGCTTTCTTTGAATACAAACCCCCTCTTCAAGAACGAACATTCTGTTAATTCCTTATATGGGCCTATGTTGTCGACCCCTTGTTTGTCCTCATCGGTGTATTCCATGCCGAAAAATTTCATTGCTTTTGACAAAGTTTGGTAATTGAACTTGGCTCCTAGGGGAGAATCATGGACGGCACAAATGTTATCATCCCCGTATGCCACTAAACTGATGAAATTATCAAACCACTCTATACTTCTGGCAGAATCCTGAATCTTCATCCAACACATGCGGAACAAGATGTTGACATACATTGTGTTGATTATAGAGGTCAAGGGGTGCCCACTGGGCAAGCAATGTTCCATTATCAAAGGTTCATCACCGTGAAAATGGACGCTATTAACTACATCCATCCATAGAACCTTTCTAACTTCACTGTTTCCATCGCC